CTTCCTTAAGACCTTAAACACAGGGCGAACACATAAGATATATTGTTCGTTCGCAATAAAACAAAATAAATAATAACAAAATAAATACGGAATAAATAATCGGGTTATCAACCAAAAATAAATAAAGAAAAGTTTTTTAAAAAGAAAAACAAATAAAACAATCTCGCTAAGTTCGAGTATAAAAAGGTAAAGTGTAATCCGGACGAGAACTAACTAAAGCGGTGCCTGGAACACCATAATCAACACCTGCAATGGTAAAATCAGGTTGGGGAGAGCCTCCCCCTACGATAGCTGCGTTAAACATTACGGTAGGACTATGCACTTGATAGCCTAAACGAGCTGTGTCATCCGCAGCTGTATAAACGGTAACAGAGACACCTCCGATCGCGGTAGCGCCGTCAACTTTTATCTGCTGTGGAACAAACACCATAATATAACCTAAATTACTAGTAGGCGTCGTCGCTGTAACATAAGTATCAGGAGCCAACTTGCTAGTGTAATCCCCAACAAATCTAAAAGGAGATAAGTTAGGAACTTCAACTTCAAGTAAACTATAACTACCAGCACTATCATTATTGCCAGTATAAAGTGCAGTAGAAAAGGCTTGAGGAACGGCAATATTCGGCAACTCTTGAGTAACCGTTTGCACTGAATACTCAGGATGACCAGTTCCAAATTTAACAGGAGAAAATATTTCATACCCAGAAGTCTGTACTTGGGATGACTGAGCAGAAGTAGGCAAAGTACTAGCCCACTCTTTTTGGTTAATATTACCCACAGTGGAACCATGTAACTTAAAACCAGGAGGTACAAACCAAGCTGTTGCACTGGAGTTACCGTTAACAACAATCTTAAAACGAGCGCCTCCAGCATAACCCAAAAACATGTGATTCAAAAGACGCAAAGTGGAAGCATTTACATTACGTCGATCTAAATTTATATCACCTTTTAGTGGTCGTATCCCAAGTTCTTCAGCCACATCGATTCGTATCAATCCGTGTGACGCCTTCAAGGCCTCAGGCGAAATATTAATCTTAGATGAAATATAAAACCTTCGAAGCATGTCTCTAACCGACACTAAAGGTCTCATTATACCAGCATCATACGGCATAGCTTCATCAATATGCTGAAACGTAACAGATTTCTGCATTCCTACACCTTCAGGAACCTTAGAATCCTGGGTAATGTCTCCTTGCGCTTGCAAGTCTATCAACTCTTCAGCAAGAGACGGTGGGCCAATAGCTGTATGGGGCATTAAAATACGCAACGGAGTCGTAGAATATCCATAATAATTAAAATCATCCCCAGCGGAAATAAACACATTAAACTGCGCAGAAGACACTACAGTTCCATTAACCGTCAGAGGTTGCGCCAAATATATATAATACATTCCCATTTGCGCAGCCATAAGATTCCAATCAGTAGTGTTAGGCAACACATCCGTGGGAGCAGCAAAAGGTAACTCAACTGTCTGAACCTGTCCACCAGCAGAAAACTCCAACGTTTCTGTTAGTAAATTCGGAATTGAAAGAAGAGCAGGATACTGCGTAAAAGCTGTTTGGCGAATCGAGTAATCTCTCGCAACAATCAATTTACAATAATGAAAATTGGACATAACAGACTGGATATGAATCTTAATAGATCCCTTCCAGTATCTAGTCATAAAATACATTGTTTGCAAGAAATTATCCCATCCAGCTGTCTTCACATCTTCACCAGCAGAATTCGTATAAGTATAACTCTTCTGCTGTTGCACCGGACACATAGGCCGAGCCCAACACAAATCACCTTCTCCATTAGTAGTTTGAACCCTAAAAGTTCCTATATATTGCGGTTTTGTAATTATTTCTCTAACCAACATCTCATCTCTCTCCGTATCAAATAGGTAATCACTACAAACGCGATCAAAATCTCCATAAGGATCAAGCTTTTCAAACTGCTTAGGCATATCAACAACGTTGGCAACTTGTCTACTCACAACATGCTCTTTAGTCGAAATACTAGGAAAGTTATTGGCATCTAAGCCAGTATATTTTCTAACAAACCCCCTACCAACATCCAAAAAATCAGAAACAGTATTGCGTGCATTTGTAAAAGCAGAATCCAAAACAGCAGTAGCAGAAGAACTAACATCAGCTATAAAACCTTGAGCTTCAAAAGTAGGAGGCGTAGGAGCATACAAGGGATCCGTATGAGGAATATAAAACTCCATATCGGAATACTCCGCATGCACAGAAAACGTGAGTCTAGTAGAAGCTCCCGTTGGTCCCTGCAACGGATTCAAAACTAAAGCTAAAACTTGTGCGTAATTATTTCGAGTAAAATTCGGTTGGATAGTCTGCCCATCCAAATCGGTTTTACCCAATTTAGTATTAAAATAAAAAGGAACTTCTAGCGTTACAGCCGTACACTCATTAGCGAAAGCAAACACATGGGGACCAGCCATTAAAGAGTTAAAACGCTCAAGAGTCTCAGGAACAGGTGCTCCTTCAACACGAAAACCAGCAGGTTGCACCCCAAACAAAATACAACCCTGATGCATTGGCGTACCAGCAACTTGAATAATAAGTTTGACTTTACATCGATACAAAACTGACGAAAAGAAGGGCAAACGAGCCAGCTGATTTAGCTGAAGAGAAGTAGGAACATTGAAACCATCGATGAAATCACCGCCAGAATCTTTAAACAACTCTGTTCCTACAGTGTCCGTAGTAACCCACGGTATAGACTTAATAAAAAAAGGTTTCGCTAACAACCTCGTGTAATCCATTTTCAATTCTTCTGGAACACACGCTATCTTAGGAAATTTCGTATACATCTTATCAGGCTCTATGGCTGATCTAGATTTAATAGAGGAGAAAAAATTCGACACTGTCTCCTTCATACCAGTGTCTTGATTATAATTAAAATTCATGTTTTTAGCTGTAGCATTAATTTAAAGATGAGGGTGTATACTACAATAAACACCAATCACTCATCTCTCTAACTTTTTAAATAAAAGAAGAAAAGAATTTGGTCGCTCCTACTCATTAAGAGATCGAGTAGAATTATAACGCCACATAAACACTTTTCTTTAAAAATATAAGTCGGGAACACCAAAGCCCAAGGGAAGAACCGCATTCTCATCCAGATAAACTGAAAGCAAATACTCTACTCCTAGCTTGGTGTAAGAAATCCCAACTGTTTCCAACCTATGATACAGATCAGATAATAAAGCATCCCTATTAGGATGCAAGAAAAACTCACGCTGCGCAGCGTGAAGCTTATCTTGTAATACCGCAAAGTGATCTTTCCCTGCAGTATAATACGAGAGTGTATTTTGAATCACTCTCAATTCTAACGGACAAACTATTTTCTTTAATAAGTTATGATACACAAAACTCCGTTTTAAAAAAGTAACTTCAGAGATATCCTGAAAAGGAGAAGAAATCGGATTTTTCATCGAATCAGTAAAACCCATATTCACACTCTCAAAGAACTCCTTCATTGTAACGGCGTTTAACGTGTCATGATGTTTTCTAACCACATTTAATTTGTCATCTCCATAAACAAAATCGTCTACAGAATCCCAAAAATCAAGCAAAGTAGGATGCTTGACGTTTCTAAAATACCAAATAGCCGTATACAACTTATTAACAATACTATTCATTATAGCGGTTAAATAACTTCCGGAAGGCATCGAATGCGTTGTCAAAAACGTATCTTTTCCCACAACAACAAGAGAATTAGTTAAAGTACCTACTAAGGCCCACAACAAATTTTTATTCGTGCTCAAGCTCTTATCCACCAACACCTCAGCAACTAACTGCTGCAATTCAGCATTCATACTACCATCCCAATTTTTAATATCTCCTGCAAAAACTTTACCGGAAACTAACCTCTCATAAATTAGAGGCCACTCTTTAACAGGATTACACCCTACCATAATTTTATTAAAACTACGATGCGACATGATGTGCTCAACCATTCTACCAAAGTACTTCTTAACCAAATACTGTTGCGTTAGCGTACCAATGCGAAAACTTCTGGGTACACCATCTTTCTCCTCATTACGCAGCTCATCTTTCAAACACTCTTGCCAAACCACATGACGCCAATCAACTTCTCCGGAAGAAGCTTTCACCTCAATATCATGAATCATATGAGTAAATAGATCAGTGGACT